AAGTTGGAGCTACCTTACTCGAAAGAGGAAGAACGCGAAGTATTGAACAACTTCGTGGTAACGGACCAACTTTTAGGTGATATATCTCTTGTTAGCAACGCGTACGTTGAGCTAGCGCAAGAGTTAACCTGTGGAAGCAATGAATCAGGTTATGGGATTAACATTCTCGCAGGGTTTAATCCGCGGGATGTTGTACCGAAGCATGGTCCTGGGGCCGTTGCATCAGGTGAGAAAGGGGATAGCAAGTGGGTGTTCAAAACTCACTATAACTCGATACACCAGGTGTATCCCTATTATGAGTTCTACATGGTAGGGTGGGGAAAGGAATTAGAGGATCGTAAGGAGTGGTATAACGGCTTGACCAGGAAGGAAACTGGGACCGCCAAAGTTGTGCTAGTACCTAAGGATTCGCGAGGACCACGTTTGATTTCCATGGAGCCCTTAGAATACATGTGGCTTCAACAGGGAGTGGGTGTTAAATTGTCCCACTACTTAGAGACTAACAAATTCTCTGGAGGTCAAATCAATTTTAGAGATCAGACGGTCAACCAAAGGTTAGCATTAGAATCCAGTGTTACCGGAGACTACGCCACCTTAGACCTGAAAGATGCGTCCGATAGAGTTTCGCGGGAACTGGTACGCAGGATCTTCAGAGGAAGACCTGACGTACTGAGGGCCCTAATGGCTCTAAGAACGAACGACACGGAACTACCTGACGGTAGGAAAGTTCAACTAAATAAGTTTGCACCTATGGGGAGCGCACTTTGCTTTCCAGTTGAAGCTTATGTATTTTGGATAATCGTCGTGTCGGCCATTACAAGGCAATACGTGCGCCTTCCCCAACAGGTGATGAAACAAGTGTATGTCTATGGGGATGACATCATCGTCCCTACGAGGTACGCAAGGACAGCTATACGAGCTCTAGAGAGTGTTGGTCTTAAGGTCAATACCTCCAAATCGTGTATGACAGGTAGATTCAGAGAAAGCTGTGGTGTTGATGCTTACAATGGCGTTAACGTCACACCGCTTAGACTGAAGACCCTGTGGTCCGGTAAGAAATCAGATGCGTCAGCGCTTGCTGCGTATGCTGCTTCGGCAAACGCGTTTGGCCAACGCGGGTATACAAAGCTGGCAACTTTACTCTGGAAGAAGATAGAGGGTCTCTACGGCCAAATACCGTGGGGGACTGCTCGTGCTCCTTACGTATGTAAAGTCGTTTCAGACGGTTATAAGGCAATGCTTTTAAATCGAGCAGAGTTTAAATCGCGCTGGAATGAGAAGCTGCAACGGTTAGAGTTTAAGTTCCTTAGGATAGTACCTAAGAAAATTGGGACTAAGCTCGATTGTTGGATTCGTCTGCTAAGGAATTTGACTTCCGGTGCAGGCGATGACCCATCGAAG